GTCGGCTGTATCATTCCTTTCGAGACCCTGCACAAACTCGCCGCTTGGGCCAAATCGATCCGACGCATTGGCGAGGTCGAAATCATGGCCAAGCTGAGGACCGAACAGGATCTCATTAAGTCTGATTATTGGACCGCCACCTTCATCAATCAGATCACCATTTTCCTCATCGATTATCACGATTTGCCCACCCTCGTTGCCGGTAATCCAGTGATCCAAACATTGATGGGTGAGTTCCTCTCCTTCCTGAGTCGCCCTTTTCGACGCTGGTACCATGCTCGCATCAATTCCCAAATAACAATGCTGAACAAGGTGGTATCTTTTCAGGCCATGTACCCAAAGCAGCATCTGGTCCGTGTCATTTACGATCCTAATTGCCGAGGCCACTTTGTTGACATGATCGAAGGATCTGGGGTACTCGGTCTCCTTCTGAGCACAGCCTCACTGCTGGCAGCCATCATGACCATCAGTGAGGTCGCTTCACTTGCCTACCGCAATCGTGAGGACATACTGCGACGTACTAAGGCCGCCTTCAATTTTTACTTCCACGACCATCCTCTTAGTCGTCGCCCTCAACACCGCAATACCGAGAAAGCAGCCAAGCCCAATTTCCAAGCACGTAACCCCCCACCACCTATTGTTGTCGATGTTGTCTTTGATGCTTCGGAAGTGCAGTCCCCCTTCCCACTCGGTCCCGCTGCTCGCTCGCCCTCACCTGATCCGGATGTCGGAGTCGAGTTGGATCAGTTCTTTCTGTCTGCCTCGACTCCGTCCTCTCCTGCGGTTTCGAGGTGTTCATCCCCGAGTGAGACAAACCCTCCGCCTCCACTTGTCCTTACCACCAAACCACTACCAACTGTCGCTCCTCCAACTCCGATTGTCGTTGCCCCGCAGCCTCTGCGTCCTTTCGCTGGTGTATTACGGGCGTTGGACCCATCCGTCGTTCGTCCACGATCAGAACCGATCGACGGCGGTAGTCACATCGGAACGACAACAATACACCCGGCCACCTCTCTGGCTCATCTTGACGCAGGCTATTCAACAATCGCTGGCTACCCAAGTTTACCAGCATATCGCTCCCCTTCTGACGCGTTATCTGTTGCTGAGCAGGCCGTTACCCAGTACGCTCAAACCGCCGTCTCCCCTGTCGTCCACCCCCTCCTCGCCAACGGATCTAATCCTGTGGCAGCCTCCGTTGTTCAGCTCCCACTCAAACCCGTGCCCGTCTTATCACTCAAGGTTAGAGTTGAGCAGATTCATCCTTCCTTTTCTGTCAAGGGCGCCCCCCCATCAAGGATGATTGCCTTATCACCGCCCTCGAGTCAGCTTTCGCCGACGTTAATCTCGATCCGACTATCGTATGGCCTCTCATGCGAGAGCATCTCACAGCTGAACACGCAGCCAACTACAAAACGCAAGGTCACACTCCCCTCGGTGTCGCCGAGCTCATGCACATGGCAGCCAACGTCCCTTTCAAGTACAAGGTCACCAGTGATTTGCCCCTCCACTGGAGCCGGGACGTCACGTCCAGCCCGGCAATCTACGGAGAGGACGGGCCCTGCATCGTTCTTGGATACCTCCACAAACAGAAGCATTTCACTTATTCCAAGGGCAATCCAAAGTCAGTGCGGATTCCCCACAAGTCCATCGTTCCAGCCAAACCAAGTCTTGATCCAAAGGTCCCAGG